ACCGTCAATCCAACCGACCATCATGTTTTTACCGATCATGTCACGCATCCAACGTGATGGACTGTGTATGTCAAATGCATTTGCGATCGTTGATTTAATAGCGCTCGCAATAGATTGCGCTTTTGATAATAAGTGACCTCGCATTGACTCCATACCACTTGATAATCCATGCATTGCATCAATTCCGACTTGATGCAACGTATCAAGTTCGTTCGATGTACCTTGTACAATGTCTTTTATTTTTCCTCGCCACTCTTTGTCAAGTTCGTCTAAACGTTTTTCAGTTTGCTCTTTCAAATTCACCAACTGCTCATCAGTGTTTTTTGTCATTTCTTCCATTGCATCATCTGTTTGAAACTTAGCAGTCTCAAATTTTTGTTGATACAAATCAATATATTTGCTTAATTCTGCATCTGATAAACTGTTTAACGCTTTTAACTCACCCAAAGCCTTAACACCCATGTTTTCTAACTCTTTCAATAGATTTGCGTTATCTATGCGACTACTTAAACTACTCATTACAGCACCGTAGTCATCAAGGGCATCAATTTGAGACTCTAAATTTCTAATTAAATCTTCGCCTGTAATTTCTTGTTCTTGTTTAAACTCATCGAACAGACCTACAAAATTAAATAATTTGTTAAAGTGATCGTCATACGCTTTTTCCAACTCACCATGTAGTCTTTGAGATTCTTTGTTATATTCCTCGTTTATAGCAATCATTCGATCGTTATATTCTTTGTTGATAGACTCAACTTGTTGTCGCAGCTGTTTGACTGCCTTTTGATGATTGTTTAACGCTTGCTCGTATTCTTTAGAACCCTTTTCAGCTGCATCAAACATTGCATACCAAAAATAAATCTCATCTTGAAGTGACATCTCGCCATTTTTACGTTTTTCTTCAACGTAAGTTTCAGATGCTTTAATTAATTCTTCGCTTAATTTCTTTTCAAAAGCAATTTTTTCATTACCCGACTTTTTAAGCTCTTTCATTTCCTTTTCATGTGCTTTTTTCGTTGCCCTTAAAGCTCTGTTGAATAAATCTTCTTCTTGCTTATCTGCATGACGCTTACGCTTGCCAATCCCACGCTCGTACCCCTTTACTGTATCTTGTCCTATCTCATCAAAAACCTGTGATGGTGATGCTATTTTAAGTAATGACTTAGCTTTATTAACAACTCCGTCAACAACACCAGTAATTGCACCAATCGCTGCCGCAGTCATATCTTTAATACCATTTATTAAACCTCTAATTAAATCTCTACCTGCATTAAAGAATCGACTTACCGCATTTCTAACAACGTTAACAGAATTAGTCATGTTTGTTCTAATTGTTGAAACAACATTACTAAATCCATTTGATACAATGTTTCTAATTCCATTAACAACAGTGGTAAACGTATTTCTGATAGCGTTCCAAGCTGATGTTATCAAACTTCTAATAGATGACATAGATGTATTAGCGACATTACGCATGGCATTAAATCCACTTGTAAAAACATTTCTAATTGCATTGATTGCTGATGTAAATAAACCTCGTATTGTTGCCCACATTGCAGAAATAGTACCTCTAAACGAACCAACAAAAACAGATAATCCCTTTAGTAATCTACCCCATAACATTAATTGGACTAGATTCCACAAGAATTGAACAGCACCACTAAACATTTGCTTAATGCCTTCCCACATTGCTGACCAGTTACCTGTAAACAAACCGGAAAATGTTTTTACAAGCCCTAGAATGATGTCTAATGCACCACTGATAATCCCTTTAATGTTTTCCCATACAGCCATAACAACAACCTGAATAACAACCCAAACCGCCGAAATGATGCCCTCAATAATCGGCATAACCGTTTCAATGACTGTTTTGATGGCATTCCAAACATTTTCAGTAGCCGAACGGATCAATTCGCCGTTTTCAATCCAATAAGTTGATATTTGAGTTGCAATGTCATTTACAAACGATACAATCCCATCAATTGCTGATTTGATTGCATTAACTATCGCATCCCAAACAGCGTTAACCATATCCCTAAACCATTCAAATTTGTTATAAGCAACGACTAATGCGACACCTATTGCAACAAACGCTGCTATTGCTAAACTAATAGGACTAACTATTGCTCCAATTACAGTCGATAACGCTGTAAAACCAGCCAAAATTGATGGAATAAATCCGACTAACATTAGAATTGGTCCAGTTAATAGTAAGAATCCTGCTGATAGAGTAGTGATTAAAGCTATGATAGTAATTGTTTTTTCGTCAAGACTATTAAATTTATCTAGTAAAGACTGAATGAACTCTATGAAGGTTCTAACGTGTGGCAATAAAGTTGTTCCAATTGCTATTGCCATTTCTTCAAATGCGGATGACAAACTTTCTAAATCTCCACTTAAATTATCCTTCATGATGTCACGCATATCCTCTAACGCACCATTTGAATCCATTATTTCTTTTTTCAAATCATCATACTCATCGCCTAAACCTGCTAACATAGCACTAAACGTTTTTCCGTGGTTTAGACCAGCTAACTGCTCCATGTAATGAGCTTTTTGTTTATCAGTCATACCATCCATTGCTTTTTCGACATCTTTCAGAACGACTTCCATACCTCTGAAGTTTCCTTCACTATCAAAAGCGGAAATCCCCATTTCTTTTAAGGCATCAGCAGCAGGGCCGCTCGATTGTGTCAATCTAGACATAATAGCATTAATTGCTGTACCGGCTTCACTTGCTTTGTAACCTCTGTTAGCAAGGACACCTAAAAACGCTGTTGATTCCTCGAGTGGTACATTTAATCTTGAGAATGTTCCACCAGCAATGACCATAGCTTCCATAAGTGCATCAATATCTGTGTTAGATTTCCTAGAAGTCTGCGCCACTTTATCGAGATAACCATCTAAATCACTAACTTTTAAACCTAGACCAGCCATCGAGTCCGTAACCAAATCAGATGCTCGACCTAAATCTAAAGCACCTGCTTCAGCTAAATGTAAGATCGGTCCGAGTCCACCAACCATTTGCTGAGTATCCCAACCAGCAAGTGCCATATATTCAAGTCCTTCAGCGGCTTCTAATGCTGAGAATGATGTTGATGCTCCCCACTTTCTAGCTGTTTCGGTTAGTAATTCTAAATCTCTTCCAGTTGCACCACTGACTGCTGCAACAGATGACATCCCTGTTTCAAAATCTGATGCTTTTTTTACTGCAAAACCTAATCCGCTCGCAACAGCTAAACCGCCTGCGGTTGCTGCAGCTCCGACTTGTCTAAACGATTGAAATGTCGCTTCATTCTTTTTAATAAAGTTGTCAACTGTACTTGTTGCTTGTCTAAACCCACTTACTAAACCATCAATTTTAGCGGTCAATACAGCGGTTACCGAATAACTTTCAGCCATAGTTAACCTCCTTTCTTATTTAATTCTGATGCTATTTTTGCTAATGATCGTTCATGTTCTGATAAATTGCTTTCTTCTTTTTCCTGCTCGATTTCGTTTAATCGCTTTTCATAATCAAAGAAGTCTTTAAACTGCTGATACACATAAACGGTATTTTTACCTTGTTGTTTTTTCATGTTGACTTCTCGATTAACCCATGCTTGTAAATGCATATCTCGCTCTTTATCAATCCTAGCTAGGTTGTATGCTTTCATTCGATATAAATACTCTGGGAACGTCATACACTCAACATCAGATAATGATGTATATCCTAAATACCTAAATGCATTAATAATTATTTTTTCGTAGGTTTCACGGCTCGTACTCCTTGTTGTCGCTGCGCTTCTTTCGCTACCTTTTCCGCTCGAACTTTCACTGTACGAACCGCGTTTGAGTTTTTTAACTCTTCCTCAACTTTCTTAAATACTGTTTCTAAATCTTCACATTCATCAAGTGCATCATAAACTTCATCTGTTGTTACATTTTCTTGGTGCAATGCACATTTGATTACTGTAACCAATGCTGACAAACTACCCATTTTTAACTTCTCTTCTGTTGCCATAATCCCAATGCCAAACTCTAAACCTGACTCGGAAACAACCTCCGACTCATCTAATTCATGGGCAAAGCGTACACCAAAGTTAAGTTTTTTTGTTTCGCCGTTAATTTTTAATTCCATTTAATAACCTCCTAAAAATTCCAAACAAAAAAGAGACATCGTTTATAACGACATCTCTTTAATTGATAATTTATTTATTTTTTCATTCAGCATTTTTTCAACTTCGTCTATCTTCCAATAAGGTATTTCTAATAATGGTATATTGTTAGTTGTGCAATAATTTCTTTTTATAGTATCGTTTCGTACCCTAATATTAAACTCTGACTTACCGCCAAAGTAGTCAACAGGTTCATAATGTTGTATCCCTTGAAACTCTATTAAACAAACCAATGACCCGTCATTATAAATTCCAAAATCAAAAGGTAAGGGTCTTTTTGTCCTACAATCATCAAACATAACTTGTGTTTCATATTCGATATTCTTACTTCTTAAATGGCGATCAATTCTTTTCTCACCGACAGAAACGGTTGCACACTTAGGGCAACCTCTTCCCGATAAAAAACTATTAGGAACTATATCCCACTCATATTGACCGCACTCTTCTGAATTATGTTTCATTCTTATATGCGTGTGAGCATTGACGTATTCCCCGATTACAGAGTATTCGCTACCTCTTAATTCTTTAACTTTTTCTGAAAATGTGTTCGTATTATACTTGACAGCACCATAACAAGTCGGACAACGATTTCCGATTGTGAAATTGTAAGGTCTAATGTTCCATTCTGTATTGCCACACTCTTCGTTATTGTGCCTCATCAATATTGGTTCATCAGAGTTAACATATTCACCTAAAACAGAATATTCATTTCCAACTAAATCAAACACTCTACTTTTGAATTTTTCAGTATTTAATCTTTCTCTACCTGAACATCTATGACAAAAGCTATCGCCATTTAGAAATGAGTACAATAAGACATCATACTGATAGAAGTTGCAAGATTCGTTTTCGTGTCTAATTGTAACTTTGGTTTTTGCATTTACATATTCGCCAACTAACGAATATTCATTGCCTACTAGATTTCTTATTCTGTTTCTAGCAATCTCAGTATTTATTTTTCCATATGGTGAACAGTTAGGACATCTAGTTCCATCTCTAAACCTATCAGGCCTTACACGAAATTTATACCCGCAATCATCGTGCATTAGAAGCACATGATCTTTTATAGTCTTGTATCTGTCACCATCTACATACTGATAACCACGACTTTTTACCAAGTCATCAAAAAACTTCTTTCTACTCATATTGATTACCTCCCCAGATAATCCCCATTTAATATTCACGGACAGGAAAGTGGGTGCTTTCCTTTCGGGTGTACATCCCTAGTCCGCACCTTAATTATACCATATTTTTCCCCTAAATTAAATTTCTCCATCTCCCGTAATTGTGTCTCTAAACGCATACTGGACTGCTTCTTCTTGTTCTTCTGTTAAGGTTGCATATCCAAATTGAGGTTCTAACTCAACTTCAAATGTTGATGAGATTGTTGCTTCATCTTCGACATCAGCAGGCGTACTCCATGAATTTAAATAACCTTGACAATAGACCGCCTCATACTTACCCTCTTCATTCTTGGCGTTTTCATCAGTATTGATTTCCCATAACTCTAATTTTTCACCTTTAATAACAGATTCACGGAGCATTTCAGCCGCCGGATCATTTACTGCTTGAATCGCTTCAATACTTACTTCGGTCTCTAGTCCACCAACCTTAATGATTGTTCCGTCTTTTGTTACAACTTTATCTAATGCTCTTGAATATTCAAAGGTGTGACCAGTTTGAAAAACTAATTTAATTGCACCCTCATCGCCTGCATCTTTTAATCTTCTGAACAATAAAATCTTGTTTTTCCCTTGTTGCATTTGTACATTCTCTTGATTTTCAGCCATTTTAAAACCTCCTAATGAAATTGAAACTCTACCTCAATAATCCCATGCACTAATGATTGTGCTGTAGAGTTATCGGGTAGAGTTTGTGAGTTTATATTTTTTACACTTATATAAAAATTGTTTGTGTGCTTAATTTTCCGTAATTCTCGCTTAATATTGTTCATCATAGTGGTTAAATTACCACGTTTTTTATGGTCATGGTATAAATGTATACGTTGTTGCACATGTCCATAAATGATTGATTTAGTCGCTATATCACTATCAAATTGCTCGCCCAGAAACACAAATGGAAGTTTAGCTTTGTTTGCAGGTAAATAATCGTACGTGTCATATCCCAGTGACAAACACACTTCAAACACCTTGTTATAAATCTGTTGTTGTGGCGGTAACATTTACTCACCTACTCCATAACTCTTTTTAAATCGTTAATGAACTTTTTCTTTTGTTTGTGATAGGCAGGTGCGATGAATGGTTGGGAGTTTTGATAACGTGTACCAAATTCAACGTATGGCGCATAGTGTGCTGTCGGTATGACTTTTCCAACTTGATCGGTTATGTCCATCTCGATAGAACGCTTTAAGAAACCTGTGTCAACCGGTGCATTACGTTGTGCCGTTTTGTGCATTTCTGCTGTATTAACCTTGACAACCTTTTTTACATCTGAATATTCAGCACCTTTTTTTAACTTGGTTAATAATGCATCTGCCCCTTTTATTTCTAGCTTCATACACTCACACCCTCTAAATAAAACACAGTCTGTTTACGGTGTAATACCTTTTCTTTTACACGGTAATCACCTTTGTATTGACCGCTAGGGACTTCAATATAATCAAATTCAGCATGATAAGGACGTTGTAACCTAACGACAATGATGCTTGTATCAACTTCCCCAAAAAGTTCAACGGAACGCTTAATACCGATTGGTGATATGTTGCATGGTTTTGTATCACATTCCTTTTTAGATTCGTCATAGTTACCTGTTTCGGGATTAAAACCGCCCTCTGTTTCAGTAACAAATGATACACGATCGGAGTACCTCATATCATAATCACTTGTCCACGCTTAGATTTGTCGTCCTCATCATCTTTAAATTTGTTTATAATGTCCTCGTATGGTGTAAAGTCCTTGTCCAATTCATAAAAATCAATTCCATGACCTTCTACTGATTCAGACTTCATACCCTCTGTTCCGATTCTGTTATATCGCCTTATAACAATTTCTTCGATAATAAAATTCAATTCAGGCGGAACATCTTTTTCCAGCTTAATTCTTAAATGACTTGTTACGTTATCAATAAAAATATCGAGAACATCATCTTGTAATGTGTCCTCGATATCTAATACTGTTTTAATACGTTCTATCATCTTATTCACCGCCTAATAGTGAAATAAGCTCCTCTTTAGTATGGTTTGTTTTGTATTCGATACCTTTTTCATCAAGTAATTCTTTTAACTCTTTATTCGTCAAATCGGTTAACTCTTTTTCTTGATAATCGGGAACACCGAATGTAGATGCATCTACTTGTGTTTGTGGCATACCTCCATACTTTCGTACAATTTCGACAACTTCACCCTCTTTTACAGAGTGAGTTGTATACCCAATGTGATTACCTTGGGATGGGGTATAAGACTTAACTCTTCCGTCCACATCACACATAACTAATGTTCCTGCTGGTAGGTTTTGAGATGCTTCAACTTTCCAAACTGGATTATCTTTAATCGTCACACTAACAAAAGAACCTTTTTTAAGTTCGCCACTCGTCACTAGGTCGGGAATCCATCCTAGTTCAGATGTTTTGAGATAAATAGTTTCCCAACCTTCTTCCATGTTACCTTCCGAATTAACTCCACCTAAAGCAAGTAACCTATTAGCCGGTATGTCTTGGATTACCTTTGCTTCAAATTTAGTCATTATCCTTCGACACCTCCGCCACCACTATCGTTTTCAGATGGTTCGATTTTAGCGAATGCATCATCTTTAATGACCATAAAACCAATATCCATAGTCGCACGTAAAGCAATCAACTCTTGCTCGTACAAATTAACTGGCTGTCCATCAGATGCGACAACAGTCGATAATTGGGCATCTTCTGAAATCTTGTAATTAATGTTGAACGGAATACCATAGCGAATCTGGTCAAAGTCACCTGTAAAGAGCTCTCCTTTTTCAATGTGGCTAGACTTTAAATCAACAACAGGCAAGCCGTCTAATTCATTTTTAGAACGGTCATATAATCGAGTTGTTTCATTTCCAAACTCTTCAACAGCACCACGTAACAATGAACGGTTTTGACGTTTAGAAATGAATGCGTTAGGCTCATGATCGTTATCTTCAACTTTACCGATTAAGTCAATGATGTTGTCACCGCTCAAATCGCCTTCGACAATGTTATTTGTTGTTTCAATCGACTGTTGAATAGACTGATTAAATGGATTATCTACGTTTAAAATAGTTGCTTCATCAAACTTCTTGTAAAACGCTTCAGCAATTTTAGGCTTCATTTCCTCAAAGAAACGTGTCATTGAGTATTGAAGCATTTCACGTGATGCAACTAAAATAACACCGACTTTCTTCGCTTCCATTTCAATTTGTAACCATTCAGCCTTAGATGTTTGGATTCGCTCACCTTCACCTACCCAGTATGCACCCGGTCCATTAGCTAAGTAGTCAAACTTCTTTTTCTGCTTATCCATCGGCTCATACACACCTAACTGCATGACCTTAGAGTTTTCAATTACATCTTTAATAATTTCCCCACCAAACTGTGATGGAATTTCTCCTGTTCTTGCATCTTGCATCATAACGTTATCTGGATTAAATGTTTCTTGTGCCATTGATTAATCATCTCCTATTTAATAATTCGTGACTTCCTTGCGAATTCAGCGACATTGAAATCGCTATTTTTTGTACTAATGCCACCATTACCTGCAGGTGGTGTATCTTGTCTTAATTTTTCTTTCACTGCTTCATTAACCGCTTTATCAAACTCCGCCTTAAAGTTATTGATATTTTTAAGCGTTGATTCAGCATCTTCACCTAATAAAACTTCTGCAAATGAAGTCGATAATTCCTTTTCACGTAAAGTTGACTCTGCATCAGAAAGTAATTCTTTACGCTCTAACTCCAACGCTCGTTTTTCTAACTCCTTCTCACGTTGAGTTAGCTTTTCTTTCTCACGCTCTTTCTCTGATAGTTTAGCAAGTCGTTCAGCTTCTTTTCGTTCTTGTTCGATACGTTTTTCAATTTCTTTCTCACGGTTTTTTAAAGCTTTTGCGACCGCCTTACTAATCTGGCTGTCTACTTCAGATTGGGTGAAAGTAGGCTCTTCAGTATCTTCACTCTCATCTTCTTCAGTTGATTCTTCATCCCCAGTATTTTCAGCAAAGTGTTGCAAGTTAAGTTTTAACGGACTTTTTTTTGTAGCTAAAAATTGTTTTAATTTATCTCTCATCTTCATTCTCCTTATCCCATATAGTCATTTTCCCAATTGATATTTTTGCATTAAAAAAAGCCCCGTAACAGTGCAAATGCCCCGTTCAGTGCTTAACTAATACAAATTTAATTGTTTAAATGCCCATACACGATTGATTTTTGATATACAAAATAAGCCTGTTTATAACGTCTATTGCTTAAAGACGTGTATCAGAATAGTAAGTTATTGTAAAACTTTAACTTCTCACATTTACTACATTTCCATATTGACCTTTTACCATCAAATTGATTTATTGCATCACCATGTATGTTTTTCACATGTGAATATTCATGTTTGCAGAATAAAGACTTAAAAAACGATAACAAACAATCACCCCATTTAAGATATGCTATGATTTACACGTAACATAGCGATCACCGCCTTTCTAGTCGTTAGACTTACTAGCAATGCCTTTTTCTATCAAGTATTCAACATGTGCATCTAACACATAACGTACTTCTTCATACATTAAATTTAAGTCCTTTTCGTCATTAACTTTTCGCATAATGTAACCAACTAACTCATCTTCATTAATTGTTTTCTCTGACATACTATGACCTCCCATACTTGTTTTTCAATTCGTCCATCAATTGTTTTAACTTTTGTTTTTCTTGCTCTATTTCACGTTGTTTATTTTGGAACGACTCTATATCATGAATATTAATAGATTTATATAACTTACTAATCGTTCGTTGCATACGTCTTGCCCTGGCATTAGTTACAAATGAAGTGTAATGCTTGTCACAATGCCTGCATGTAAAATATGTTTCTATTACACCGTTACCGTGTTTCTTTTGTTTGAGATTAACCTTAAAATGTCCATGACACTCATCACATTGAACGTTTTCCATTTATAATCCCCTCGACTTTAAGTTTTTATCAAATTCATCACGGTCAACGACTGCAGAAATGGAACATCTACAGAATGGATGTTTAGGGATGTAGTTATAACCGACTTCTGCTTTATCCAAATCAAATATCTGTCCATCTAGTTCAGTACAATCCGGACATGCATCTGATTCAGCTATCCACATATATTGTTTTATACCTAGTTTTTTGAAACTATCTTCTTGCACATCACCTTGCACACGACTAATTTCAGTTATCATCAATCGTTCAGAATCAAACGTACTTGCATCAAACCGCTTGCGTAATTCCCTTGCCATTTCACGTGGATTGCGACCTTGAATAATACTTCTATTAATTAACGTGTTTAGTTCATTGCGTAATGCTTGCTGGTTAGTCCATAAACGTTCAGACCATGTTGCGTTGTGAAATGAAGCATTAACAATTAATTCAACTTGTTTAGCGTTATGACCGATTGTTTCACCCAATATTCCCGCTTGTCGCTTGTATTCAGCTTTAACACTTTCCGCTAGTTTCTCCTGTAATAAGTATTCTTCATATGATGTCATTTTAATAGTTTCTAGCTCGATGTTAGCTTTTAATAGTTCTAATCGGTTAACTTTCATAGTCATGTTATATAAGCGCATTTCTTCCATTGCACGTGGCGTAAATGCTTTTGCTTTAATTGTATCATCACTTGAATGTGCGTACTTTACATATCGTTTAGCTTTAGATGCATATGACTCAATCTCGAGTTTAGTCGCTCGTTTACGTGCTTCTTCCATCGTGATACCCTCAGACTCTGCATAGCGCCCATAAAACGCTTCAATTTCCTTTTGTATATCTTCCATTACT